CTAACGATAGCATCGTTTACAAGCGCTGCGCCGCCTGATGCATACGCTAATGCGGTTAATTTGTTAACGCCAGCGGATGCCCAGTTCTCGACAGTGATGCCCGCACCGCCCGTTACGGCGGATGCTGCTGTCGTCTGAAAGATTTCGCTGTCAAGGGACATGCCCACTGCTAGATCAATTCGTTCTGTTACATCAAGTGCGCCACCGAAAGGAACGTAACCATAATTCCATGCGCGTCCGGTGAAATTACCAAACGTCGAAGATGAATTGGTCGATACCCATTGACGCTTTAATATCTCATCGCTGAAAGCGCCATTCGTACTCGTAACAGCGTCTACCACGATCGTCGCATTTGCAACTGTGCTTGATCGAACAACAATGAATTTTGAACTAGATAATGCGTTACCGCTCGTATCTTTTACATCGCCTACTATCTCGAATATTTCGCTGACAGTCGAATTGCCGTCGTTCTGGGTCCATAAGATCTGAGGCGTTCCCCATGAAGGGTTAACAAATTCCCATGTCGTAGAATTATGGGCTTCAACATCTTGCTGCGGCGCTACTGCCTCATATCCACGTATTCTGCAAGTCTGCGAAACTGCGCTTGATTGAAAGCCGTAAGTATTAGCGAGCGTGATCGGTCCCGTGTAATTAACGATGCCCGATGCGACCACCACGTAATCGTTTGTTACGCCTTTGCCCGTAACCTTCATGCCAGTGCCGTATACTTTGCCCTCTAATCGCATACCGTTGTAAGCGACATTTGTAAAAGAGGAGTCGTAGATATAGACGTTTGATCCCGTGTAGGCGTGTACCGAATGCGCGAATACTGTACCGCATACCATGTTGCCTAGCCATAATGTACCGCCTGACTGAACTTTGATATGCGGGTAACCAAGCGTTGATGTTCCGTTGTTTGAATTGAAGTACCATCCGCCTAGCGACGTATCGCCTGCCCGATAGCCCATCGCAAAGAAGCCGCGATTCAATAGGATTAGATCATCATCCATCGATAATGCTTGATCGACTAAGCCGCCTATTACGGGATTCGTGCCATCGCCTATAGTCCAGCCAGTTGCACCAACATCCCATTCAGCAGTCGCTTTTAATACTAATTTGAAATCGTTACCGAAGTTTGAATCGTAGTCTGCTTGATTCCAAGCAACATGAACGTCGCTGGTAGTGTCTGGTATAATGTCCCAGTCTTCACTGACTGTTAATACATCAGTTCGGCCTGCACTGTTGATAGCGTAGCGTACTTGACCTGAACCGGTGCCTGATGTGATCGCTATATGATAACCAACATACGCGCCAAGACCTGAGCCTTGAATAGTAGAAGCAGTTGCAGAGACTACCGCAGCGGATGCTTTGGATACGGTTTGCGTACGTACGGCCACGTATTATCCGCCTTGGGTAATAAGCATGAGACGCACGCTTATTTTTATTTTGTCTCCTTCATTCTTAATGATGAAATCGTCTTCCGAGTCGTCTTGAAAATTCTCGTCGAACAATATCGTTCCATCTTTAGAGGAGGCAAAATAACCTATTACTTTGGTTGTATCGCCCCCGGCGAAAGTCCATTCTTGCATGGGATACGCTCCGCGGTCCCATAGTGTCGGATCTACTTGTATTGGGCTGTAGCCATGGCCCGTCAATTCTCCATCGTCGGTGAACAAGTGAAACTTATCGACGCTTGCTGTTATTGCGTCGATCATCACCTTGTTACCGTTCTGCGTAACTCTGATCATTTAATTTCACCTGAGTCGATTTTCTTTTGGCATTTATGGCACGTGTCATAAGTCACGGGCTTATTATCTACTTTGCATTGACAGCGCATTATAACGCAATCGCAATAAGTGCATTTGATTAAGATGTGACCTTCGATCACGCTTCTTCAACACCTGTCGTATTGCCTTCTTCATCTTGCACTACGTTGAATCTGCGCTTGATAGGGATGATATCCTGCATGTCATCAGTTGGTTTGTCTTTATCGAGAAGATCCTTTTCATCTTCAATCGTGCGATCTTCAGGAAGCATTTCGCCCCGCTTCAGATTCCATAGGAAGGTATCAACAGACATACCACCGCCCTGCCATGCGCCCATCAGTGCCTGCAATTCTTGAGGCGACATACGAGTAGCTACGAAGTCCATATTCAAATTGAAATTGTTTGCTTCAGTCTTCGCAGTTGGGTTACTCCACCACGATACCCAATTCATCATATCTTCAAGACCTGTCGATACAGTGCGTATGATGCCGGCAAGCGATGCGTTCTCGCTTGATTGGCGTATCTCTAATGCTTCGGCGCTTTCTGCTGCCTTCTTGGATTCTTCTAACAGCCGCGCACCTAGCGCCGCCATCATGGATTCTTTATCTTTCAATAAACCGCTTAATGCGCCTAGCCCTTGTCCGGTGTATTCGAGGAAGCCGGCAGAGGCATTGGAATTATTGGTTACCCATGCTACTGAACTCCCTATCACTAGATCCTTATCTGTTTCAAAGCCCGCGACCCATGCGGTAGGCAATGCGGTGTAATGCGCGCCATGCTCCAGATCTGCAGAGGTTCGGTAATGGGATAAGTTAACGTCAACCAGATCCAGTAATGGTGGCTTGCTGATCCGGGTTAAATGATTATCGGCAGAGATAAAACGAAAAGGGATGAAGTCGATACGAGTGCCGTTTCTCTTAGGCTCGATAGTCTCGAAAATGTAATACGTATCAGAGGCATCTTTCGTTTCAGTGCTTTTCTTCTGGCGCCAAATTTCTTGGACGTATAATTCTCTTTCATCTAACTTGAGTACGCGCCACTGCGGCTTCTCTTCCAGCATGAATGGATCGATAGTGTTTTCTTCTGTGTAGTTCTCTTGGAGCACGACTTGGGATAGCACTTCTTTTCCCCTCACTGTTTTCGTACGCCAGTTCAAAATAGATTCTGCTGTGTACAAAGCGATGTATGCTCGCTTGCCGCCGCTCTTTGAATCGATATCAACAAGGCCACCTGATCTGCCTGTCGTCAATGTCTCTGCAACAAATCGTTTTGATAGATCGGTTAAGTCCAATCCTTCGCGCGTAATGTATTGCTCGATTTCAGGATCAGTAGTTTCAAGTTCGTAGTCTTTGCGAAAGACAGCGCCGATTAAACCTTGATGCGTACGTGCTGTTGCGCCGTAAAAATTAGCGCGTTGCACATATGCTTTGTATTGGCTGTCGCTTTGTTTGGTAAGTCGAGGAAGGTAGGTATCTTCTTTGATTTTAACAGCATCAGAACCCGCTATGGTATCTCTGCATCTTTTCCATTTCCCTACATGTTCAGTGTAGTTGGTATGAGGCGTGTTGACTGGCATTGATGCGGTTCCTGTCGAAAGGTTGCTTATTTATACCCAAACACCGGGTAAAAAGCAACTTCCCTACATCCCGTATAACGTTTGCTCTACCAAATATTTACGTTCATGTAAGCAACGGTAGCGTACCTCATCGGCGATATGATCCTCGGCATCGCTGTCCACATCATCGGGCTTTTTCTTATCCCTCGGCAATACCGGCATCGTTCTTATGAAATGTGTACATAATTCAGTGACATAGAGACCCGGATCTTCTGGCCGATCGGGCAGCGAAGCCGTCAGTCGTTGGCGCAATAGCTCCCAGCCTTGCACCCGGGAACCCGCTTTCTTATTCGCTTTCTCCCATCGGACCCCAGCTAAAGACATTTCCCCCGCTATGGATTTCCCATCCACATCATCATAGATGCTGCTATCTGCCGGCCCTGCTTTTACCCGGCCCTTCAGTCTCATCATTTCTTCTTTCTTCAGAATACCCCGCGCTATTTCCACGCTCAGCATCTTACATCCGGTATTAGGTTCTCCATTCCAGCCATACCATTCATGTAGGCGGATCAAGGTTCCCCGAGGGAAATGACGCTCTTTGCCATCCGCGAAAACAGCCGGCGTCCCATCTGTCTCGGCCCACCACCCCACACTAAAGGGCTTGCTGCTGCCCCAGTCAAAGGATCGATCTATGGTCCAGCTTGATGGCACATCTATAAGTGCCGGGAGGATATGCTTATCTCTATTCCAGAGATCATCAATAATGCCACCTGCCACAATATCCCAGTCGCCTTCCTTATAGGCCCGGACTAAATCTTTATTGCCTAACCCTTCTAGGCGGTCCCCGTAATTAGGGTCATCCCGCATCAGATCCGGGTTATCATCCATTCTGGCCGGGATAAATTGGCGTAGCATGCCCCCTTCTTTCTTGCTCTGGCGGTAGCAGCTCATGGGGAGCTTGTCATCGATAAAAGTGCGCTTCACCCATGAATGCCCAAGACCACCGGGATTGCTGCCACTTATGATTCTAGGGAATTTGCCAGTATGCTCTTCCGGGACCTTAACGCCAATCATACGTACGCGACCTCGCAAGTAACGATACATTTCCTCGCTGAATTGCGTTAACTCATCCATCAGCAGTACGTGTATTTCTGCGCCCTGATAGTTATATAGATCCTTTTCATACTGTAAATGGCAGAGCATGATCTTGGATCCATTCTTGAATTCGATGTAGTTCTTACTGTAATTGATTTTGCAGAGTCCTTTTTCCATGAATTCTGCAAGTAATGAGGGAAAGCCGGAAGGGCCTTCCATATGATTCTTCCATAAGTCAGGAAACGTGCGGCGAAATAGGTAGATCTGCAGATGCGGGATATCAAGCGCCCATTCGATTGCGGCAACTCGAAGTAGATGTGACTTTCCCGGCCCTGCTGCCCCGCCGAATAATATCTCAGTCGCGGGCGAGTACTGCGCCTGTGTCTGCTTGTGATGCAGATTCACTTTCATGTTCGATTATATTCACAGCGTCGATTGTGGTAATGGTCTTCTCTATTCTTGGGATAAGGTCTATTTCCCCCGAGACCTCTATCTTCTCGTTCCATCCCATCTGCGTTTTGGCGTAAAAAATCAAACATGTATTATCCCCGTCGAGTGCTTTCTGAAATAAGGTGCGCCCGATCTTCTCGAATGCTCGAGCTTTTCCAAGCTGTAGGTTTTCTTTGTAATGCTTAGTGAGGGTCATCGGTGCAATCCCGATGTACGCGGCTATGGCTTCGTAGGGAACTCCCACTCCAGCTAGTGCCTCTACCTGCGAGCAGAGGTCTTGGGTTGGTACGTGGGCTGCTGACATATCCTTTTATAATCCCTAATCGCCAAAATGCTGAAGTTATATTATATAAAGAAAAATCAAAACATAAAAGGCAATCCTTAACCTCGCGCACGTAGTCCGGAATAATCAGCTTTCTTTTTACCTTTCAATAAGTTAAAAGCATTAGCTAACTCATTGATATTCAGCTTTCCCTTTATATTTCAATAGGTAAGTGGTACATTGTGATATAACCTAAAGTAAATAATAGTTAAGCATTAGAATCCTTTATATTTCAATAAGTAAGTGGTTAAGTGGTATATGTTTTTGATACTCCATTGTTTTATCTTTTAATTTTCCCCTATATAATATAGGCTCTGAAACACTTATCGGGGAGATAATTACATGCTTACAGATTCACTTGAAGATCGTA